CGCATAGTCAGGCTGAATCCAGTCAATCCAATCCTGTTCGGTAAAGATTGAGGAGTCGGTATCAGACGCCAGTACCACTTCACGGACATGGTGAGGCATCATGGCAATTGACAACGGCGTGTTTGGTGTGACTAAGAACGCACGCACATACGACCGGTATTTCTCGATGTTGTCAACGGACAGTTTGTAGTTGGCCTTAACCAACCCTTTGATCTCTTCCGAGTTCTCAGATTCTTTAACGCCAATACGGATGATGTCATCAGCACATTTCATTGTGGCTAATACGCGAGCATCACCATCAGACAGTTTAATGTCTTCAATCAAACCAACCAATGCTTTCTCAGACAGATCCACCAACATCTGACGTACGAAGTCTGGGTTCACTACACGCATGTGGTACATGTCGCTAGTAAACATAAACGCAGCACGTTCCAAGTCAGTCATGTTACTAACTTGTGTGTGGATCATCGCCATGTAAGCACGGTCAGACCAATAACGACGTGAACCACGATAGATACAGGCAATGGTTTGTTCTACAGTTGGATACTGCAGATTAAACTCAGCCATCGCTTGAGCAATTTTGTCGTAATCAGAATGCAGACACAACGACGCTATATTCTCCATGACTATTTCAGGAGAGTGGTAGTGTCTATTACCTGCCAGGAACTTCTCGTTAAACGCGTTTGTAGACGATGTAGCTGAACGACAACACGAAGTTAACGAACTATGCGCTGAACGACAATAGAACGGTGTAGACGCCGTACAGAAGCCACCAGACATACCGTTGTTCGTCAGCTTACGCCCGGTCTGCATGATGTCTTTAATCGTTGCTGTGGTTACATCACCACGTTGTTCTGCAACGAACATTTCCTTCTTGATAATCTTACGTGCTTTAACGTTGTTATCTGTCGAGACCGCGTACTGTGACACTTTTTCTTTTGGGTGTAAGTACGCTGTTAACGAAGGACTGAGAATGGCACCGCGTTTATCTACTGCTGCTAAAAACTTATTGAACGTCGTAAACTTAAGTTCACGGTCACCGTTCTTACCACGAATCAGAATACGCACCCGTGGATCCACCACACCAAGTTCTGCACCTGGTGCCGTTACACGATTAACGAACTCACGTGTCTTCTCCATGGGGTCGCCGAATAACAACGATAATGACTTGGCTTTGTTTTCACAATAATGATGATGTATTCTTAAGTCACGTTTATATTCGGACGCTGGGTTGACAAATAACTCCATTGTATTATCCTTACGGCTGATTGGCCTCTAATGGATAGGTCTCTTATGTCAAAAAATAAATAGGGGCATAAGAGAAACCACGGAGGCCGAAGCCCCCATGGTATCAATCGGCCATCTTCACTACGGCTTGTGGGAAACCGTTGGAACCCAGTGCAGCACGAACCAACGCTAAGTCGTTTACACTTACGTCAGAGATGTCCACTGTAATGCGATCGCGGGCTTTAGATACGACGGATGATTCCTTAATCCAAGGAACCCCCAGCATGGTCACTATCCCGTTCTCTTTGGTAACTCGGATGTACCCGTATGATGCTGGATCATCTGGATAACCTTTGTCTTTAAACAACGCATACATGTTACGGTGCATTGAACGAACGTCAAGCCCCATAGCAGCTGCTGACTCCATGTCCAACTCTGCGTTGATACGAGCATTGGTAAAACCACTACCCAGTATCTCAGGTGCTTCTACGATAAAGTCTACCGTTGCACCCTTAACAAGTAATTCGTAACCCATGGTCGACCCTCTTTATTTATCCAGTATAAATACTAACGACCATTTGTCAGGTCCATCCACCCCTAAAGAAACAATCGAAAGCAGTGGGATGTCGTTCTTCGTTAGTACTTCCATTAGTGCTTCATAAAATGGCTGGTAAATACCCTGGATATCATCATCCAGATCGACAATGTTCTTACGTTGCACACAGCTGTAATATAAGTCACCAATGATTTCATTGATAGCATGCATCCTAGCTGGTTCACCATCCACACTGGTTATGCTGTAAACAGCTTCGCAAACCCGGTCAAGCGCCGGAGTTTGTAATATTACTATCATAGAAACCCCGAAGCGCACAAATAGACTGTTTAACAGCCTGATGAAATTGCGGTATCATGTCAGCCTCTTGTTCATCGACCAGTAAGAAATACCCGACGTTATCAACAAACCCACAACAACGCCAGATACCCTGGCTCATTGGGAAGTATTCATCAATAACCGGCTGGATAATACTTGCTGCTTTATGAACGTAAGTGCGATCATGCATGTCGACCATCTTCAAGTCGCAAAGATGATCAACCGATGAACCGTAAACCTGACGATACCTGTTGCTGATTAACCAGTCGATAACATCCTCATGTGTCATGCACATGTGGTTCATCATAATAAAGTGGCTAATCAGGGAGTTTGCGATGGGGGTAAAGTCGTGTATAACCACTCGCATGATTGATCCTTAGTGCATTCAAACACCATGGCTACCGTGCCGTCGCTATACCTCACGCTAATGAGTTTGGCCGGTAAGTTTAATCTGGCTGTCTCCATTAACGTGTTATAGTCACTATACAACATAGCTGCAATCTGCATGCAGACCTGCACAACCTGTTGCTGTTGTTCAATGTTAAGATGTGACAAATGATGCGAACACAATGCATCAATGTTCATCGTTAACCCAGGTGAGATAGTTCTGTTGATCGTTAACTCATTCAGCGACATGAACACCAGCAGACTGATGTCGATGTCACCAAGATGAATTAGGTTACGCATCACCATCTCATGCATTAACTTATCACGGGCTGGTGAGATGTTAATCACCAGGGTATTAATCTCACGCGTTATCATAATCACCACCGTATCTGACTAGCAGTAACTTGGTCACGTAGTCAAGTGCCATACTACGGATTTTACCAGGATAGTTAGAACCGCTAACATCCGCCAAAGTTACTATTACATCAACACACGAAGTTATAGAGTTAATTACATCACCACTCACTAACTGTGTTATCTTTGCGTATGAACCATTGATGTAGTTATCCACCAAGACTTCATCTTCGCTGGTTTCGTTATGCATGGCTGTGTAGATCTGCATCACGAGTTCCATGTACTGCTTAAAAGGACTGACTAACGTCGCACCCGATTGACTGTAGTTATTTTCCAGCAGGTGCCAGGTAGGTCTTAAATCTATCAATACGTATTGGTCAACCATACCGACCTCTTACAAGTATTCGAACCTTATTACGTTGGAGTTGTCATCTTGGGCAATGTTGAAACTATCCCTTACCTGCCCCAGTATTGGCGCTAGCGTTGATTCAATGAACAGTCGGTTGTTAGTAATGAAACTGCAGAATGCACTGACCGTATCATTTTGCAGACAAGTGACGAATACTGAATCGACGACCAATGGCCGGTGATCTTCAAATGGATTACCGTTAGGACCCATCTCTTCGGCCACCCAGTCATACAGATGGCCAAAGTCATATTCGTTACGACCCATGGAGTTCTGGATCGTACTGCAAAAAGCATCAAACAGATTAACGGGTGAAAACATGTTCATGATATTATTTGGGTTAGTCCAAATAAGCGAACGTAAGTCAATGAAGACTTGATTTGGCAAATAACTTTGTCGGGCGTAAGCACGCATTATTCATCCTCTTTACGCAATCCGATATTAATGATAATCAGATCACTCTCTAACGAGTATTCAGTTACCAAGACTTCATCATCACCCGCGTTCTGCATCATCCGGTTTACACCAGGACCCAGATCTTCAAGTATCGCTCCTTTAAGCGTGGATACAATCACACTTGCTGTAGTGATGTTAAGTTGGCTGTCCGTATCTAAAATAGGGTCAACGTTGATTCCATCGATAGCCGCATATGCCGCCGCGACCAACACCGCATGTGTATCATTGTCGTGTAACCCCAAACGTCTTAACTTCTGCAGTTTAGCGCCGCAGTCTACAACTAACAATGTTTTTACATTACACATACGGATCTATTCCTAACTGAATAAAGACATTATAATCAGCATCCACATTTATTGAATGCCTACCCCAGCTTCGCCAATCAGGTGATGTGTTATTAAAGTACGTAAAACGCACGTTAGCACTTGCCACCTGAATAAACTTGTTCACAGTATCTGTCGCAATACCGCTGCTGATCAAATAACTGGAAGAGCCGATAATGTCAATTTCAGAATCAATACCGATGGCGTTGTCTATAATGAACCTAACCACATCTGTAAACGCTAAACGTAAATAGGGTTCATCCATCTGAGCGGGAGTAAACCAACGATACATTGTTGGCTTCATCTCAATAAACAAGTTCATAGGCGACTCGTTATTTAAAGTACATCGGTGTCACTGATAAAGGTTGGTCAGAGAACCCTACGGTGTACGAAGGAATATTAACAGGGGTATTAGCTGGTACAAAGCCATTTAATTCGTCGATATAGTTACCTAATACTAACGCCGGCACTAACGCCGATTGGTTTAAGGTTGTTGGGTTAACACCGCCGACTAAATACCACAGGGTGCTGTCGTTACACACTCTCGCAATTTCAGTTGAGTTTATTGACGCCTGATGTAATTCAGGTGCAAGACTGTAAATCTCAAGCGCATCAGATTGACTGACGCCATTACGTCTTACAATGCGATCCCGGATGACTGTTAACTGATTGGCCAACTCTGAACTTTGGTGTGCCGACTCAGGAGTCATGGATTTGTAATCTACAGCAAGTTGTTTAAACGCTTTGGTCAACAGGTCACTGTGAGATTCAACCTTGATTGGATGCACATTAAAGCTGACTTGCAGATGATCAGTAAACGAAGCAATCATGCTACGCACTTTCTCAAAGTAAATCTGCTTGGTGTACTTCACATCAATGTCGATTCTTTGCTTACCCGTCATTGACGCACGATTGAAACAATCAATCAGCATTCGTTGCAGCTGTTGAGATAAGAACGCCATGCCTTCCGTATTTTCTGAATTAGAAATGTCGATGAGCAAGTGTTCATTACCATACCCAACGGGTGGCAACATACTGATTGCTTCATTGATCATTTCCTGTTCAGTCACCGGTGCATCATGCGTGATGTGATGATTGATCGTGGCCAGACCCTGTTTGTTATAAATGATACCGTTGCTGGTGTATTCATAGTACCATTCATAATTCAACGACGTACCCAAATACTGGGACAGTTGATTACGCAACATATAACGTACGTAGTCCAGTGTTTCAGTAACGAAAGGCTTCAGCCAATCAGATAACGTACGACCGCCTGCTACGCCGTAGATATAACTCTTATCCGCATTGCTTGGTAAGCCGCTGCCTATTGGCAACCAGGTTAAACGGTATTGCTCAGCAGGATCCACCTCTTTAATGATTTGCCACTCACCATGGCGATGTACCAGAAACTTAGGTTTACCCTGAGCGAATACTTGGAAACCTTGATAGACTTGGTCCAACGCATTCATTACACTGTTGTCGATATTAGCCCAATTAAACATCTCATTGAACAGCTCTTCGTGCACGCCAGATAAAATAGCGTAAGCTTGTTCGTGCGTGATAGGCTGTCCATTGATCCACGGTGCGGCTCGGGTGATGGATGCTAAATGTTCGCCAATTGCCAGGACGAACGAATTAAGATTATAGTTCACAGTCACGCTCCAATTTAAAGTCTAATTATAAAGGACTACGTCCTATTTAATAGACGATACATGTACGGTATTACACAGTAGTAATGTAGGAATAAAAATATCTAAACGGCATAAACCCCCGGCACGTTTTATAGTGCCGGGGGATGCGCGGTTATAACGGACCTTGGTGTCCAGCCAGGCACCTTGGTCTTGCCTAAGAGAAGGATAACTCTTCAGCAATGGTCGTTACATATAATAGCTTACAGCACCATGCCGTTGCCATCGGCGTTGTCTGAGTCGCTCAGGATGCCACCGACTACACGGTTCGCGCGTTGGTTCTCAACGATGCGTTGTGCAGAGGCTTCCAGCTGATCAAAGATCGGTTTAACCGGTGCCGCAGACAGCAGATAGTGAACGGTGGTTTCAGCGTAGGCATTCGTGGTAACGTTCTCAGCACGGATACCGTCTGTAGAATATACCGCGGTGACAGGCAGGTGTTTGCGTTTAGCATCAGGGTAAATTGATGCCATGGTGATCGGCGTTTGACCAGCAGCTTTATCCAGCTCGTCATCCAGGTAAACTTCCAACGACACCAACTGAGCTGGGGTCTGTTTACGCACGTCAGTCCAGTCGAGGAAGTTGATGATGTCTTTGTTGTCGATGATGGAGTTGTTAGAGTCCAGCAGGTTCAACAGAGTCTGCAGTACGCCACGCACTTGTTTGTCAACATCATCTTGTGAATTATGTTGGTTAACTTCAAAGTACGAAAACGCTACTGGGCGTTTAGAAGTCTGCTGCACACCAGCCAATGACTTCAGGGTATTGACGGAGTTCATCGCCTGAGCTTCATCACCGATGCTGCCGATAACCAGTGCGATAACCGGCGCTTTGCGTTTGATCAGTTCACCAACCAACACCGGACCGATTACAGAACCTGAGCCACCACCGGCCGTAAAGACAACGATGTTATAATCCTCAGGCTGATGCTTGGCCAGGATCTTTTCCATTGATGCTACAACCGGCTTGTAGTTGTGATCACGTTGCTTACCAGAACCGTCAGCATTTTCCAGCAGGAAGATAGAAGACTGTGGCATACCCACGGTGATGTTTTTGTCTGAAGTATCCAGACGAGAAACCCGGGTGTTGGACATACCGTCGATGTCGACGTAGTCGTTCAGATCACGAGTGATAGTGATTGCACCGCCACCGCAGGCATAAATGTGAGTTACGCGTTTACCCATTTTAAGACACTCCTGATTAATTTCTATGATAGACCTTAAGTTTAACATATATATTGATGACTATGTAACGCATTACTAAAGAGGTAGCAATGAGCGCTATAGATAATGCAATCTCTGACATCCTCTTTGAGATCCCCATGGAAATACTCCGTGCGGCTTTCTTAGGAGACCGTCAGTTGTACACTTCAACTGGCACTCGTCAGGTTTACAATACATCTATCAACGATGTCATTCGTAATAAAGTGTTTGATGCAAAAGTGTTAAAGGATTGTGACCTGCTTGGCGGTCAAGAAGTCATCATTCCTTTATACGGTACCGAGTTCTGGAAACCTGATAACTACACCACAGTATTTCGTGTAGAACAAGACAAGACACGTGGTTGTCGTATCACGTCTATCCTGTCGGTGATGTACGGGTATCCTGATGCTTTGTATGGATCACCAGGTTCTGGTGTAGGTGTGTATACAGGTTCTGTTAACCAGGGTTCATCTAACGGCGCTTACGCCACAATGACTCAGGCTATGCTCCAGTCGTATGCACCTGCCGTAGAGATCCAATTGGTTAACTGTGAGATCGTTGGCTTTAACACCATTGCTATCTATGAAACGCAGATCGTCACCCAGCAGTTGACGTTGCGTTGTCGTGTAAGTAACGATGCTGAACTCAACAACATCAAACCACAGTCTTGGCCTGCGTTCTCTGAGCTGGCTGTGCATGCAACCAAAGCTTTCATCTATAACCAGCTGTATATCAAGATGGACCAAGGTCAACTCGTAGGTGGTGTTGAACTGGGTGCATTCAAAGATATCATCATGAGTTATTCTGATTCGATCCAGAACTACAAAGACTTCTTTAGAGAACGTTGGCAGCGTGTGGCTGCTTACAATAACACCTTGGGACGCCATCGTGCTATTCGTCGTGCAACGCCTAAACGTTAACAAAAAATAAAGACAGCATAAAACAGAGGGTAGGTTCCCCGTTAAGGGAACCTACACCTCTTTATGCCGGTATGTTGTCTGGATTAAAAACGTCACCGGTAAAGTCATCCGGTTCGTCGTTTGGATTAGGTGTCCAAACACCAGGCAGGAAATCACCTGGGTCTAACCACGCAGGCCCAATATTAAAGGTCGCATTAGAACGTTGACTGGCAGTAGCATCAGCAGGCAAATCTTTAATGTCCGCAGACAGTTCAAGAATGATTGTTGAGATCTGGTCAGTCTGCTCAATGTATTCACGACGGATATCGTACACGTTTGCATCACCACCTGGTATTTCCAAGAAGCGTTGTTCACGATATTCAATACGACGATGCGATAACGGCGATACACCGGTTAATGACTGCAGCGTGCGTCTTACTTCTGACAGCATGAAGTCACGGTCAGAGTTCAGCGGGCTGTAGCTGTCGTTGTAAAGTTGTGGACGAATCCACAGTAACAGATGATCGTGTGCGCGAAGTAATACGTCAGCGACAGGTAAACTAGGCTTGTCTTTAAAGGACATGTAGAGCAGACCTGATTTAATCCCTACTGCGTAGTGCCATTTATCAGCGGCTTCAGTAGTACTCATCCATACCGACAAACCCGTATGTAGTTCACATTCAAACATACGGGGAGTAAACTGAGCCACACCGTTTAATGTAACGGTAGTTTGCTCTGTCATTTACCTTCACCCATGTACGCAGAAGCGAACTCAAGGTACTGGTCTTCAGCCGGCTTAACGTCAGCAACGGTTGTCTGCAGTGTGAGCCACGTACCCTGTTGAATACCGCTATCGGTTGCACGTGGAATACTGACGTGGTAGTTGGTGATAACGGCCTGGCCAGAAACTAAACGATCCCAGACGACTGTGGCGGCATCAAACTCGAATTGACCTTGGTCACGAGTGTTACCCGAGACGGAGCGACCACCACTGATGTTGACCTGCACCATTGCACTTAGCAGTGCCGTACGAGCTGCTTCACGATCAATACCTTCTGGCAGTGAGCGGCCCAGCACCACGTGTTGGAATGCAGTAACCAGTGCATTACTGATGTCGCCAACCTGAAGAGGTGCTTTGATAACGATGTCACCGGTATCAACCAGGCTGACCGTAGCGCGTGCTACATCTACTTCGCCTTTTTCATTAGGCGTGAAGTTAGAAGGGGTTTCGATGAAGACGGCAATATCACCAATGACTGCACCGAAAGAAGTCCACACTTGTTGTTCTGGGGTCTGGCGATCAATGTTTTCCACGTTAGTTTCCTTTTTGAAATGATTTAAGTTGATAGATACGGCCGGCGTTATCCTGAATACGGAACTCATCGAAGCGTTGACGTTCTAAACCCTGACGGGCCAGTTGTTCACGCAGTCGACGAGAGAACAGGTGATCGGACTTACTCTCAGGATGTAAATAAGCCCAGTACACATAATGCTTACCATTGTCGTGCCAGAACTGGAAACCACGTGCCATGACGATACTGGTTTGTTCTTCCACTACGGCAACTTCATTACAATGGTTAAGGGTTATTGTGCGTGCCTCTTTTAACAGCGTGCTATTTGACACGATGCGAGTTAAGAAACGGGTATTGGGCAAGCCACCGTTCTCAATAGTGACTTTGTCATCGGAAATCACCAGCTTAGGTAACTTACGCATATCACACGACTCTAACGCCTTGAGCGCTTTGTCGAGACGTTTTATTCTGAGATGGTCAAATAAACCAAACACGGTGGATTCCTCTTAAAAAAATAAGGGGTTGTTACACCCCTTGATTATACGACTTAAATGAAGCGAATAGAAACGTCTTCATCTACAATGCCTTTTGACCCAGCTGGGGTAGTGGTCGCATAGACCGGCATGTTGTGTTTACGCAGACCTGACAACGCCTTAGCTGTGAAGGTTAAGATGTTATTGACCAACAACGCTGAGCGACCTACAGGCTTCGCTTCGTTGAGCTCTTCGATGTCATCAGTGGCCACCTGATGAATTTGGATGTTGTGACGCATCATGTGCTCTTGATACGCCGCATCATCTTTGGTCATATCACGTACAGTAGCAATGACGTCACCGGCAATGCGTTGGTCAGAGTTGACGATGTAAATGTCTTCAGTGCCTTCTTTTACAAGACGGACGATCTGAGCTGCTAACCACATGCGATTGGCCATTGGGTTATAACCAACTGCTACTGTTACTTTGTTTTCCATAAGGTATGTCTCACAAGTTAAGTAATACTGATTTAACCAACCGCTCGTGCGATTAGCAGTGCATTGATGTAATCACGGGCAAACACCCATGACTCATCGCTAGTGCCATATTGACGTAACACACCAACACCGCCGTTATCACCTTCCGGGATCAGGGTACCGACATGTTCGTAATACGGTTCCATCAGGCCGTGTAAGTTATCACGGGTTTCACCGTAATACAGACGACCGAAGTTATCTACTTTAACATACACGATATTAACAACATAGATACCGACCATGCTACGGATGTTACGGGTCGAACGAGCAAGGTTAATCATGGCTCCCCCTTGTGAAGCTGTTGTGCAAACAGTTCATTGAGGATACGATCAACGTTCTTGCTGTTTTCAGATTGCGGTGGTGCAACAACGGGTTGACTGCCTTTAATAGCCGCTGTCAATAACTGACAGAAAGCTTTATCGTTCAGTTTTATCAGACTGTTCATTTTAAACTCCTGTTAAGGTGTCAGCACTACGCATGACATACTGTCAGTTATGTTAAAGATTACGGCTTAGTGCGGTATACTCTTGGTCCGCTTAAATAACGAGCAATGCGGGCGTCTTCTGTTTCAACAGCTTTAGTCTCAGAGCTGAAGATGTGATCTGCTTTCAGATCAATAATAGGCTTATGTAACAGCTTGCTTAGTTTACCAGCGTTACTGTACTGTTTACCTGGTCGTTTACTAATGCGTGCTTTTAATGTACGTTGAATCTCATTAAACGTTTTGACATAACCGTTGTTCAAAGCGAGATAGGTGTGGTACATGTTACCGCCGTCGTCAAGGTGTTTACTGGACAGCAGACGTTGTTGGATGCTGTGATAGTTGTCATAAGGCTCAGCAAGCTTATAACGCAGTGGGGTAATCAGTACACGCAAATACATTTTACGTTGTGCACGGAGTTTCAGATAACGTTTGGACATTGCCATGGGTATTGTCTCACAGGTTAGACTATTTAAAATGCATGAAACGTTCGTTACCACTACCAAGATGATCAGCGTTAACTTTGTCTTTGGACATGATCATGTCAGTCAATGTATCATCATCAACAGTAATCACCAGGTTAAATTTCTGGTCATTCATTAATGAACCAATAACGTCATGTACAATGTCGTAACTGTGGGCTACGGTTAACGTCATGACATTGATAGAAAATATGCGGACACGTTTCTTAGTGGTTTCACGTTCAATGACACCGTTAGACATTAAACCTGCGTCAAAGATAACCATTGTTGCTGGCGCTGGGATCCATTTATGTTCATGGAGTGCTAAACGAATTTGTTCAAACACATCGGTTGATGTATCGACTGGGCGCAGTAACACATTCACGCAAGTGGATTGAGTAATCATAGGCATCAATTGACCGTTACCGTAATCGAAGCGAACGTGGTAAGTAGCAGACATGGTGAATCCTCACAGGTTATATTTGGTTAGTTATTCACAGGAGTAATATAGATCTGAAATCATCTGTATCTCAAAATAAGCCGGCATAAACCCGGAGGCTTTTTACACCCCCGGGTTTATGTTGCACACATCTTACAGATACCACCACTCAACCATGAATCAAGGACTACACCCCTATAGCCCTAGTGCGGCAACCGGACAAATTACCACACTCCATTAATCATTACGACGGGAGCTATCCAACTAATGATTAACAGGCTGTGTAATCGAGACACCGTGGTCAATGAATACAACTTGCTACAAGGGAACATGCCTAGCGCGTACAAAG